ATGAAAACAGGAAAAATTACAGCGAAACTGAGGGACGCGGTTCCGGTTTGCCTTATGGTAAACGGCGAGGAAGTCAAGCGGTACAAGAATATCGAGCTGCCGGACGAGCTGAAAGAGGTGGAAATGACCGACTTCCATTTCAACGTACACATGGACGGGAAGATCACCTTTGAAATCCACTATGAGGAAGGCGTACTGCCGGAGGTATTCCCGGAGGCCCGTACCAGAGTAAGCCGGGCGGCAAAGGCAGCAGTCAAAGCCGCCGCACAGGAAAGCACAGAGGTTATGGCCGTAGAGGCTGCTGAACCGGAAATAGAGGCTGCGCCGGAGGGCAGCCCGCAGAATGGTGAATTTCCAGCGGAAGATCCCGGTGAACCTACCGCAGAAGAAAGCAATCCGGGAGGCATTGAGGCCGCCTACAATGTGACGGGTGTACGGCGCAAGGAACTGGTGGCAGCAGTAGGCGAATTTACGAACATCGAGCCGGAATACAAGGCGGCCCCCAGTTTCGCCTATGAAATCGGTGACTATATGGTAGATAAGGAAGGAACCCTGACCGGCCCGGAAAATCCGGCTCTGATCGAAAGCCTGAAAGAACAAGGCTTCATTGCCGCAGAGTAAAACGAGAAGGCCCCGCCGAAGCGGGGCCTTCTTGGGTTATAACATGCTTCCCTTTTGTAGCTCGATATGCTATAATCAGAAAAACAAATTGGAATTTTCCAAGGAGGATTTACAATGAAATGTATGAAATGTCATAACACATTGCACTCAGAAATCGGTGAATTTTCTATGACTATTAACGGAAAAAGTATAAAGGTCATAAATGCACCTGTATTGCATTGCAAGAACTGTAATTCGGTAATTATTAGCGACGAAGTAAAAGAAAAGGCAAAAGAATTTTCAAAAGTATATTTATATCCAGACAATACTCTTGATTACGCAGAATGTGAAGCCGGAACGATTATGTCGGTAATGAATTTACTGCTTTGATGACGACAAATCCTAATTTGCTGTTTTGATTAGCCCTGCTCCGACGGGGCTTTTCCTGTCCTCGGTGAAAAAAGATATGTTTTAAGACCTTTAGAGCTTGCTTTTTGACCGTTGATGTGTAAGCTGTCACTCACAGAAAATAAAACATATCTTTGAGGAGGACGAAACCATGCTGCAAATATCTGAAATCGTAAGAAAAACCGAGGAAATGTTCGACCTGTTCAACGAGCATTTTTACGAGGGCGAGTTGAGCCACCCGGCCATCACTGTATCGCCGGACGGAGGGCGCGGGGCTTATGGCTGGTGCAGTATCAACGAGATATGGAACGCCAGCGGCGAGAAGTATCGGGAAATCAATCTCTGCGCCGAGTACCTTGACCGACCCATCTTCGAGCTGGCAGCCACGCTCCTGCATGAGATGGCGCACCTCTATAATCTGGTGCATGGCATCCAAGACGTAAGCAACAACGGCTACTACCACAACCAGAAATTTAAGGCTACTGCTGAGGCCCATGGCCTGCACATTGAGAAGCACGCCAAGTACGGCTGGACGGGAACGATGCTGGCCCCGGAGGCGGAGGCATGGATCAGAGAAACTTTGGGCGAGGACAAAATCAACGCCAGCCGCTTGCCGGTGGAAGGCACTACCAAGGGCGGGAGTAAGAAATCCATTAACCGCAGCATCAAATATGTTTGCCCCTGCTGCGGCACCATTATCCGGGCAACGCGGGAGGTCAATGTAATCTGCGGAGATTGCGGAGAGGCTTTCGAGCGGGAATAAGAAAAAAAGCGGGAGCCGCGAGGTTCCCGCTAAATTGTTCTCATTGAAAGAGGTGGTGCTGTCCGGGAGCGGATACATTTTAGCGTTTCCTCGTTTCTGGCATATACGGGCCGGACAAGGGTGTGCAAAAATGAGCCGCCATGGGACTATGTGATCGCCGCAATAGGAAGCGGGCTGATGACGGCTTGTTCCACCGAGTCCCCGGAAAACAGAAAAAGCCCGGAAAGCCCACAATATCAGGCTTTCCGGGCATAGATACAAAAACAGCCCTCCGATTTGGAAGGCTGTTTTTGTATTAAAGATTGTTCCTTAATATGGCGGAGAAGGAGGGATTCGAACCCTCGCGCCGGTACACCCGACCTACTCCCTTAGCAGGGGAGTACTTTTTGCCTATATATCGGCGTTTTTAGATGGCTTGGGCGTAATAGGGGCGTAATAGAACTATAATTTGTCAACGGCAGACAGAATATCATCTATTTTTATGTGTGTATATCCAAGCGTGGTTTGATACGATCTATGGCCAGATGCCCTTTGAATGATTGCTGGTTGTATGCCTGCCCTTGCCATGTTTGTGTTAAACGTATGACGGCAGCACCCAGGTGTTAAAGAGGAAACCCCGATGCGCCCCATTGTTTCCCTGTATTTTTCATAAAATTGATTTTCGCTCAAAGGAATTAACCGTCCAGTGCATTTCAATAAAAGTTCAGAAACAATAGGGATTATCTTTTTTGCAATTGGAATATGCCTTTGCTTTCCTGCGCTTGTCTTGATCCCGCATGTCATGTATCTTTCGCTGATATGAACGTCCTTTTTCGTGGCCGACAAAAGTTCTCCTGTCCTCATTCCTGTGTAAATCATGATAAGAGCTCCCCCCAATATTACTCTTTCAATAGAATCAACAGAAAAAAAGTTGTAATTTTTCCACATGATAGCGATATCGATATCTGTATATGTTTCTTTTTTTGGTTCTGGGCATTTCGGCAATTTTATATATGACGCATAGTCCTTTTGTGCCCAGTCGTTGGCAACTGCATATCGAAATATTTTTCTAAGCAACGCTTTAACGTCTCGTTTCGGATAAAAGTCACCAGGGGTTGAGTCAACAATATGTTGCAGATCAGGGATTCTTATATCCGATATATTACGAAACCAGATCGGCCTAATACGACGATATGCAATATCATAGGCCCTTTGTTTATCCTTTGACAGTTTTTCAATATCGACACTTATTATCTTATATACTTCCTGTATGTTGATGGATTCATAGGATGGTTGGCTTTTCTCAGACTCTAAAAATTTCATGGCCTCTTTTTTTGTTGAGAATCCACCCTTTCTTTTGCTGATACGAGAACCATCCATTTTGTATCCAATGGTCCACTCTGCTCTCCATTTCCCATTTTTCATTTTGTATACGGACCCTTGTCCATTTCCTCTTTTTTTAGTGCCCATACGATTCCACCTCCACCAAAATTGTATAAGAACGCTTGCGTCTATGATGGATGCAGATTTTGGTTACTTTCTCATTACGACTATGCAAAAGATGATAGGAAATAAGTTTGTTTATTGCGAGTTTTGCTTGTTCATGTGACAATGTTTTTCCCAAACATACATTCGTTCCGGACAACACGGCATCAGCATGCCCATCCAGATCGACAGGCACTACATCAAAATAATAGGTATTCATTTTTAACCCCTTACACGAACATATGTTCCCTTTGTTGTAATTCAAGTATATCAGAACTGACTCAAAATACAAGGGGCTTTTTGGACCAATTTTACAAAAATAAAAAAGCCCTCGTAAGGGCTTTTGTTATTCTCTTTTATTTGCTTGGAACTAATTTGACTTTCACTCCGTCTATTTTTAAGGTAACTCCTTCTTCTAAAGAAATATTTTTATATTCCTTTTCGTAGAGATCGTCGTTTTTTACGCCCATAATTGCATTAAGTCCACCGCTGTAAATGTTGTCAGAGGAGACATTTCCGTTACCCGAAACAGCCTGGATATCATACACGCCCGCAGGGAAGTCAGTGCCCGCAACAAAATTTCCGTTAGATAGCTCAATTTCTTCCGTGTTTGGCTGTTCTCTTTTTGATAACGCAGCTCCGGACGCGTCCTCAGAATGAATTTTTACTACAACACCACCAGAGATTCTTAATAGCGTATCTTCTGGCAAGGAAATATTGGAATAGCTTTTCTGATACAAATCATCATCTTTTACACCCATGATGGCATTGATTCCACCATCGAACTGGTTGTCCGAGGAAACATTCCCATTACCGGAGACAACTTCAATATCATACGTCCCAGCAGGAAAATCTATACCGGATGTATAATTTCCGCTTCCGAGTTCAGCATCATAAACAATAGATGCAACCGGGGTTGGGGATTCAGTTTGTTGGGATGACTGCTCTTGTTTTTGAGATGACTGTTCTGCGCCCTGTGTTTCTGCGGTTCCTCCTCCTGACATTGCGCCACCAATTCCAGCCAACACAAGAACGGTAATTACCCATACCCACCATTTTTTGTACCAAGCCTTTTTTACTTGTTCCGCCATAGCAAATCCCCCTGCAATAATTTATTCGTACCTTATATATTATATACTGGGCGTTAACACGATTTCTACATCGCCGCCAACTTTAAGGGTTATTCCTTCTGGGAGATAAATGTTTCTATACTCATTTTGGTATAGACCCGAAACATCCTTTGTTCCCATAACATCACATATACCACCTTCGGCCATATTATCGGAAGAAACATTGCCACTTCCTGAAACAGCAACAATATCGTACACACCTGCAGGAAAATCTGTACCGGCTACAAAGCTTCCATTCTCAAGCCAAACATTTTCTGTAATGGACTGTTCCCTCCGTGCTAAGGCTTCGCCAGAGGCACTGTCAGAATGGATTTTTATTGTAACGCCCCCGGATACAGAAAGCACAGTATCTTTTGGCAAAGAAAGATTGGAATGGCTTTTTTGGTATTCGTACATTCCATCTTCTTTAACACCCATCATTTCAGAAAAAGAATCAGGGAGCTCATCATAATCGGGAGAAAGAGTATAAACAACTCCATTTCCAGAAATAACTTCAATATCATACGTACCTGCCGGGAAATCTATGCCGGCTGTATAATAGCCGCTTCCCAATTCTCTATCATAAACAATTGTTCCCCCGCAAGCTGAAAGCGCAGAGACGGAGATAACCGCTAATACAAGCGCGAACAACCTTTTCTTCATGACAAATCCTCCTGCACAAATTTGTACCCGTTTCCCCCAAACCGAGCCTTTATATATACCGCAAAGCGGTATTATTCCTCATTCAAATCCTTTTGCAATGCTTCTCGATAAGCGGCCAATGCAGCTTCCAACCATTCTTTCTCCGCTGGATTGACAGGCCCTACATAGTCGCCTTTTGCCATGATTGTATCTTGAATCTGGATTTTTGGCAACGGGTCATCCGTGCGGCCTAATAAATAATCTACAGAAACTCCGAAATAGTCTGAAATTTCTTCTATTTTTTTTAGATATGTTTTGCTTCGTCCAGCTTTCCAGTTATTTACAGTATTTTTACCCATTCCAATATCAGCAGCAAATGATGCCTCTGGAATATTTCGTTGTTTTATAAGCTTAACTATACGCTCAATAATAATATCCATAAAAACCTCTCAAAAATTAAGAGAAAAAGTATTGACACTCTCAATATTTAAGAGTACAATCAACTCGTAAGAAGCACAAGGGGAAAAAGCCCAGCGTGCACATACATCTATCAACAATATACCACAAAGGAGGTGCAAAACCAAGAGTGAAGCGGGATTGGATGAGGCAAAGAAGAAAAGAGCTTGAATTGACCCAGGTACAACTTTCGGCAAAGGCAAACGTGAGCATTCGTTCCATTTCTCATGCAGAGATGGGAACAAGAGACCCGGAAGTGCCGACTGCCAAACGGTTGGCATCCGTACTTGGCGTACATTGGACAAAGTTTTATGAGGAATGACCGCATATGAAGAATACCAAAGAAAGGAGGCAAAGAGGATGGCAGACCTTGGAAGCATTTTGCGGGAAAGCAGGCAGACAGCGCACCTATCGCAGGAAACAGCGGCAGTACAGAGCTTTTGCGATGTAAGCACGATTCGGCGATATGAAAACGGGAGCATTCTTCCCTCATGGGACACGATTTGTATGCTGTCCGATGTGTATAGAGATCCGGGGCTAAAGTACCGGGCACAGCAGGAAATGGAGGCATGGCAAGATACCTTTCCGCATGTGGAGTTTGTGCCGCTTCCCATATCGGCGTTGCATTTGATTTCTGCAACAAAGGAAATGAGCGATAACGCCGGTATGCTTGCAGAAATCTTGGCAGATGGGAAGATTGGCACGGATGAACTAGAGGAATGGGAACAGGTACTGCATTCAGTAAAAGAACAGATCGTAGCCTGTACACAGGTCTTGGAAGCGGGAGCGGATGGCAAATGACTTTAGAGGAAATCAAGGCTATACCAGATGATTGGATCACGGTGGAACAGATGGCAGATTTTCTTAAATGCGATGAACAGGCGCTTCGGATGCAGGCAAAGAAAGACAGGGAAAGTATTGATTATTTAGGCCCTGTAACGGTAGGAAAACGAACAAAGTTTTGGAAGCCCGCCGTAGTAACACATTTTGAAAGGCTGAAAGGCGCATGAAAATCAAAGAAACAAGAACAGCATGCGGACTGACGCAAAAGGCACTTGTGGAGATCATCGGGCAAAGCGGGGTAAAGCTGGACAAGCCGGCATATTCCAAAATCGAAACCGGCGCGGCATTGCCAACGGTAGAGCAGCTTCGGGCGATGTGCCAAGCCATGGGATGTAAGCCGCTTGACCTGTATACAGAACCGGAAATAGATCTGATCCACTGCATGGACAGTGAGCACGCGCCTAAGACGGCGAAAAAGGACGGACATAGGATTAAACGCAAAGCGACTTTCCGCGTGCCTGAATGGTGTTGCAAGTGGCTGGAACCGCAAATGCTGCAAGAGCTGGGTTACACAACGGCACAGCAATGGTTTTTAGACATGGTACGGCGCACGCAAGTGCGGTATGAACGACGGTTGAAACGAAACCGACAGCGCACTATCTGCCCGCATTGCGGCGCACCGATAGAGAACGGCGCACAGTGCAGCTGTGAGCTGAGCGCATAACAGCAAAACGAGAGCCTGCCTTAAGCGGCACTCCGGCCCTGCATACAAACTCCAAAAAATAAAACAAATGTCTGACCAAGGCAAATCCAGACAACCATATATAGGGAGTGCCGCGCAAGGTGGGCTTTCGGGAAAGGGAACAATGGCAAGCTACGACTATTACGATCCGAAACCAAAGCAGAAACGGATCACGATTCCACAGAACAAAACGAACACACAGTACGACAGGGACAAGCAAACAAAAAGAAAGGGCAAGTGTGATGAAAGGAAAATTGAACGGATTTATCGAATATGGCGAAAATCATTTTGACCTAAAAGAGTGCAAAAACATTATCGCTGTGTTTGAGACAAAAGATGGCGCTAAAAACATTGCATTCGGTGAATTTAATTGGCTGGCAATGGCGAACGCAATCTATAGCCTAAATAAAACGATCATCGAAGAAACCCTCAAATTACAGGAAGGCTCTTCTGAATCGTTAAAGTATATTGAAGCACTTCTAGATGTAAACAAAAAGAAAGGGCAAGTGTGATGAAACGCAGGATTGAAACCTACAGCGACGCCTGGTTCTACTGGATATTTGCAGGAACGGCGATAGGGTTTACCCTGTTCCGCTGGGCGGCCTGGATGGCATGGGCGGTGATGGGATGAAAAATGACAAAAGAAAAACCGCGCAAGCAGCGGCAACTGCAAAACGCGGCAAAGCAAATAACTCTAAACAGAGTGTACCATGTGGAGGAGGAATGTGCAAGTGAAGAAATACAGGCTCACAGAGGAAACAATTAGAGGTTGCAATAGAACTCTTTATCGGATACAGGCATTGAGAGACTTTGTAAATGTAAAAGAGGGAGATATTGGCGGATACATAGAAGCAGAAAAGAATCTCAGCCAGATTGGCAATGCGTGGGTCTCTGGCGATGCGCAGGTCTATGGCAATGCGCGGGTCTCTGGCGATGCGCAGGTCTCTGGCGATGCGTGGGTCTATGGCAATGCGCGGGTCTCTGGCGATGCGTGGGTCTCTGGCGATGCGCAGGTCTATGGCGATGCGTGGGTCTATGGCAATGCGCGGGTCTCTGGCGATGCGTGGGTCTATGGCAATGCGCGGGTCTCTGGCGATGCGTGGGTCTATGGCAATGCGTGGGTCTATGGCAATGCGCGGGTCTATGGCGATGCGGATATTAAAACAACAGGCGACATTTGCAGTATGAGCGGCTTTGGATCGGAATACAGGACAACAACGGCATTCAGAACAAAAAACGGAGATGTTCATGTGTCTTGCGGGTGCTTTTTCGGCAGCCTGGAGGAGTTTTGCCAAAGGGTAGAAAGCACACATGGGAATAACCTGTACGGCCGCGAATACAAAAAGATGATCGAAATGCTAAAGATACATTTTGAGGTGGAACCATGACAGCATGGAATGACCCGTTCGGGGAACGCATCAAAGCAAATGTGCGGCAGTGCGACAAGTGCGGCACAGAACTGGATGAAGGGGACAACGCCTACTTTACCGGCTTGGACATGCTGTGCTTGGACTGTGCAGAGGCAGCGGCCAGAGCACAAGCAGAGCAGGACACCGTGGAAACAATACAAACGCGGTTTCATGCGATGGAACAGCGCGGATTGACACGGCGGGATATAGATGCCCTGTACGACATATTGCAAGACGTGCTGGGCGATGAAGAGAGCGCGATAGAGGACAACCTGGCGGACATGCGGGTGGTGCTGGACGAATGGGGGGAAGGGTATGTGGCTTGAATGCTGGATAGAGTGCGACGTGTGCCATGAACAGACTGAACAAGCAGTGAGGACGGAAGAGGGCTTGTATGTATGCCAAAAATGCAGAGAGGAGAGGCAGGATGCTGAAACCATACAGTGAATTGGTCAAGGTAGACGTAACGAAATACTGTAAAAAACGTGATGGCATGGATTATCTAAACTGGGCCAAGTGCGTGGAACTGTTGCACGAACACGGCGCTGAAACAGTGTACTTTGAGCCTATGGTCAACGAGCACGGAAGTTCACTGTTTATGAGCGATCAAGTCTTTGGAGGCGGGAAAGAGGGAGACCCTACTAACCGATGCTATGAGGTTGGTGTAACCGTACATGTAGATGACAACACATGGGAATTTCGAGGGCCTTTGATGAACGGGAAAAACCCGGTCAAGGATAATAGTCTGACACAACAGCGAGTATGGAATGCACAGACGAGATTGTTTGTCAAATGCATTGCTATCCATACCGGGCTTGGTTTTCATCTGTGGGTAAAAAGCGAGGAAGACGAACAGGACGCGGTGGATGAGTTCGAGACAAACAAAAACAAGCACTCGCTGTTGGTCATCAAAAGAAGGATGGAAGAACTTGTTACGGCAAAGATGCAGCAGACAGGATTTTCTTTGGACGATTTAGCACAGAAGATCGGTATTGCGGATGGTGATACCCTACGGGGATATTTTTCCTACTTTACCACACTAAGCCAAATGGAACGGAACTTGAGGAAGCTATGATCCATAGCCAAGACAGGTCCGGATGGTTCGGAGCGTCGGACACCAACCGGATCATGGGCGGATGGCATACAAAAACCTTTCAGGCCTTTTGGGCGGAAAAACTGGGGATTACAAAAATCAACCTCCATACGGTTCCCATGCAGGCAGGAACAATGTACGAGCACCGTATATTGGATGCTTTGGGTGTTATGGAACGGGATCGGCAAATCAAGATTCCAAAGCTTTGCTTACGCGTCAATTTAGACGGAGAGGATGAACACATCATCCATGAAGTGAAAACCTACAGGAAAGAACCGTTCCACGTATCGACCGCTTACTGGCGGCAGGCGCAGGTGGAAATGTACGCTGCAAACAAACCATTGGAGATTGACGCGTATCACCTTACAGAAGAGGATTACAAGAACTATTTTTGCCCCATAGACAACGCACGGATCACCAGACATTTTGTGGCCTATGACGATGCATTCATCGAAAAAGAATATCTTCCAAGACTGAGTTATTTGGCGGAATGCCTAAAAATGGGGGTGTGGCCGGATGACAGAATTGAAATTTGAAACATCGAAATGCAAGTGGGATGACGGGATCTGGTTGTGTTTGAAAATCTCAAAAGGATATGAACACGCGGCCCAGAGCTTTGTATTCAGCAGGAAGGACAAGCCGTACATCGCACAGATCAAGGAATACAGAAAGAAAAGAAGTTTGGACGCCAACGCATATTGCTGGAAGCTGATCGGGAATATTGCCGACGCGCTGCGTACCAGCAAGGAAGAGGTGTACCTCTTGATGCTGAAACGCTACGGGCAGGGCGGCATGGTCAGCTTGGAAGCGCATCAGGTTAAGCAGTTTGAACGGGCGTTCCCGTACCATGAGAAAGCAGGGAAGGCAGTGCTGAACGGCAAAGTGTTCTATCACTATCGGTTCTGGGTGGGCTCGTCTCAATATGACACCAGGGAAATGTCCATCCTAATCGACGGGATTGTAGACGAGTGCAAACAGATTGGGTTGGAAACATGGCCGCCGGATCAGATTGCGCTGTTAAAAGACAGCTGGCAGGAGGCGGGATGAAATCCATCCTACAAACGGAGAGGGAATGTTACTTGAGCGGGCGCACAGACTGGCTGGAAGAGCACCATATCTTTTACGGACAGGGTAGACGGAAGCTGTCAGAGCAGTACGGCTTAAAAATATGGCTCAACCATTACTGGCACAACGAGCCGCCAACCGCGCACTGCCCGTGCGGCGGGGTGCATTTCAACCGGGCCTTGCGCAGGAAACTGGAGCAGGAAGGACAAAGAGCGTTTGAACAGCGATACCCGGACTTGGATTTTAGGGAACTGTTTGGACGCAGCTATACAGAGGAGGAAGCATGAACAGAGCAACGCTGATTGGGAACCTGACCAAAGACCCGGACATGCGGCAGACACAGAGCGGCGTATCGGTGTGTACATTCACCCTTGCGGTGCAGCGGCGGTACGCAGACCAAAACGGGGAAAAGCAAACGGACTTTTTCAATGTCGTGTGCTGGCGGGGGTTAGCGGACAACTGCGCGAAATACCTTGTAAAGGGCAGCAAAGCAGGGGTACACGGCAGCCTCCAAAACCGCAGCTATGAGGACAAGCAGGGGAACAAACGAACCATCACAGAGATCATCGCGGACGAGGTGGAGTTTCTAAGCCGAAAGGTGGAGACGCAAGCGCCGGCGTATCAAGAGATAACAGACAACGAGCTGCCGTTCTAAGGGGGCAGAGATGAAATATATCAGCCAGATCAATGCGTTTTACGATGCGCTAGAGATAAACCCCTTGCCAGCTCCGTCTATTGCCTTATGGCATGCATTGCATGCGATAGCAAACAAGACAGGATGGCAACAAGAGTTTTCCGTGTCCGTATCAAGCCTTGGCCTGCGGGCTGGCTTAAACGAAGCGGCTGTAAAAAGAGCAAGAAATAAACTAAAAGAAGCGGGATTTATAGAGTGGCGCTCCAGGGCGGGGAACCAGTCAGCGACCTACAGGCTTACAAAGCTGTACAGTGATGCTTCCGAATTTGTGGTACAAAATCAGGGGCAAAATGCACCGCAAAGTGTACCACAAACTGTACCACAGTGTGTACCACAAGTTGTACCGCAAAGTGTACCCATTAATAGACATAGACTAAGACTAGACAAAGAAGATACCCCCCAACCCCCCAAAGGGGAGAGAGTGAACTACAAGGCAGTGGCGGAGCTGTTCAACAAGACATGCCCCTCCCTGCCGAAGGTACGGGATTTGACAGACCAGCGCAGAAGAGCGATCAAGGCGCGGATCATGGAAGGGAACACGGCAGAGGATTTCCGAGAAGTGTTTGCAAAGGTGCAGGCCAGCAGCTTTTTGACAGGGAAAAACGGGGGCTGGAAATGCGGGTTTGATTGGATTCTGAAGCCGTCAAACTGGCAGAAGATCAAAGAGGGGAACTACGACGACGGGATAAGGCAGAATCCGAACCCTGCGCTGAACTACGCACAGAGAAGCCGGGAGGATGCAAGCTGCCTGGACAGCCTGGTGCAGTATTGAGGGAGAGCATGACAAAACAAAGCGAATGGAAAAGCGATAGAAAGCGCGTGGCAATGGTGCTGCAAAAAACGCACGGGGGACAAGACCTGACAGCGGCAGAATACAACATCGTCATGGCGTACTGGCGGGGACAGAAAAGCCAAAAAGAGCTGTTTGACCGTGTGTTTGAGAGGGTTGTGGGATGAAACTAATCCTTCCGAGACTGCCGGGCCTGAATGAGTACATCAGCGCAGAAAGAAGCAGCAAGCACGCAGCGGCCGGGATGAAACGGCAGTGCGAGCGGGAGATACGGCTGTGTATCCGTGCGCAGTGGAAAGGGAAAGTGCGGTTCCAACGGCCTGTTGCCATGCGGTATCTGTGGGTGGAGAAGAACAAACGGCGAGACAAGGACAACATCGCGTTTGCCAAAAAGTTTATCCAGGATGCACTTGTGAAAGAAAAGGTGCTGGAAAACGACGGATGGGCGCAGATAGAAAGCTGGAGAGATGCTTTTACGGTGGATGCACAGTGTCCAAGGGTAGAAGTGGAACTGGAGGAGGTATGAGGCAGTGAAACAAGAACAGATCGAAAAAATATTGGAAGAGCACAAAGCGTGGCTAAACAGAACAGGTGGTGCAAAAGCAGACCTGCATGGTGCAGACCTGCGTGGTGCAGACCTGTGTGGTGCAAACCTGTGTGGTGCAGACCTGCGTGATGCAGACCTGCGTGGTGCAGACCTGTGTGGTGCAAACCTGTATGGTGCAGACCTGTGTGGTACAGACCTGTATGGTGCAGACCTGCGTGATGCAGGCCTGCGTGGTGCAGACCTGTATGGTGCAGACCTGCGTAGTGCAGACCTGCGTGATGCAGACCTGCGTGGTGCAGACCTGTGTGGTGCAAACCTGTGTGGTGCAGACCTGTATGGTGCAGACCTGCGTAGTGCAGACCTGTATGGTGCAGACCTGCGTAATGCAGGCCTGCGTGGTGCAGACCTGTATGGTGCAGACCTGCGTAGTGCAGACCTGTATGGTGCAGACCTGCGTGGTGTCAGATATAACGAACAAACGGCCTATTATGCCATGCAATGCCCGGAAAAAGGGGCGTATATCGGATACAAAAAGGCAGAAGGAAAAATAGTAGAGCTGGAAATACAGGAAAATGCAAAGCGATCCTCAGCAACAACAAGAAAATGCAGAGCCAGCAAAGCCAAGGTACTGTCTATTACAAGCATAGACGGGAAAGAACATTTTGAAGGGGCAAAAAGCAGTTACGACAATTCGTTTGTATACAGAGTTGGAGAGACGGTTGAAGTGAAAGATTTTGACGAGGATAGATGGAACGAGTGTTCAACTGGCATTCACCACTTTATCACGAGAGAAGAAGCGGAGAGGTATTAAACACACAAGACCGCCTGTCTGCCGGGTGAAGCAACTGCCCGGAAATCACCTCCTTCAAAGAAGCCGGGAGCCTGAAACCAGGCGCTCGGCAGATGGGCGGTCAGGAAAAGGGGAAAGCATGAAGATAAAGCTGGACAAGGGAGCAAGGATACCGACAAGAGCGCATAGCACGGACGCGGGGCTGGATCTGTATGCACGGGAAACACAGATTATCCCGGCCAAGGAAAGCGCCGTATTTGATACAGGGGTGCATGTAGAGCTGCCGGAGGGCACAGCGGGATTTTTGAAAAGCAAAAGCGGGCTGAATACAAAGCACGGGATTACAAGCGAAGGTGTGATCGATGTGGGATATACCGGGAGCATCGTGGCCAAGCTGTACAACCACAGCGGCAAGGATTACAAGGTCAACGCAGGAGACAAGATCACCCAGCTTGTGATCGTGCCAATTTTAACGCCTGAATTGGAACTGGTAGAAGCGCTGGAAGAAACACAGCGTGGGAACAACGGATTTGGGAGCACGGGGAAATGAACCAAGCCAAGCAAAGCAGGATAGAGTTTGAAACATGGGAATACATCCTGCCCGCGATAGAGGAGATTGCAAAAGTAAGCGCCAAGGGCTTTGCAAAGTACGGGGCTGAGAACTGGGCGCGGGTAGAGACAAAGGACAATATCAACCATGCGCTTCGGCATATCTGCTTATACAGAGACAAGATGGAGGGCGTCCCGCTGCCAGAGGGAGAGGAAAACGAAAACCACCTGGCGCATGCGTGCGCCCGGCTGATGATGGAGATAGCAAAGGAGGGCTAAATGCCAACGTGGGCGAGGATGTGGATTTTGTGCACGGGGCTGGTGTGCTTTGTGGCGCTGTATGCGGTAGCCAGGGAGATCAAGCACAAACCAACGCGCATTGCGGTATGCGGATTTCTGATAGGGCTTGTGAGTGCGTTGATGATTGTGGGGCTGTGGGAATGAGAAAAAGAGCAAAAAAGAGACCAACGCTGTGCTTGTCATGCGCGAGGTTTTGCGGGCAGTGCAGCTGGTCGGCGCGGTTCGAGCCGATAGCGGGATGGAGCGCAGAGGAGGGAAGCCTGACGCGACAATACGGAGGCACACTGAAAACCTACACTGTTCTGCAATGCCCTTTGTATGAAAGGGATTCGGAAGAGGACGGAAACAGGAGGGCAGAAAGCCATGCCATTGCCAAAGCATTGTAAGGGATGCTTTTACAGGCGGAGCCTTGGCGCGGACAGCGGGGAAAAGTTTTGCGCGTACATCCTGATAGAGGGACATTCGAGAGGATGCAGCGTAGAGGTGTACGATAAGAAAAAGAAAGCAGGGAGAAGGAAGAAAAAACGGTGGGAGGATTTCTATTGACGATAGAACAGCTGGAAAACTGCCGCTCTGCGAAAGGGGAAATCGAATCGCTGCGGGAACGGATCGAGAGAATCAAGAGCGACCGCGAACGGATGACGCAGAGCATCACCGGGATGCCAAGCGGAAAAAACAACAACCAAAGCCGGATAGAGGAGCTGACAGTAAAGCTGATGGAGCTGGAAGAGCAGCTGGCGGACAAGCTGTGGCAGAGGGAAACGGAAATTAAAGAGGTAGAGGCGTGGATCGAGACGCTAAAGCCATACCAGAGGAACGTGATCCGGCTGCGGTATATTGAGGGGCGGACGTGGCGGCAGGTGCAAAGAAGAACACATTATTCAAAAGACGGAGTATTGTTTATAAATAGATCGATTCTTAAAAGTCTAAACCAAACTAAACCTAAAACTGTGGAATAATATAGACTGAGGAAAAAAGGGAAGGCCGACATGCATCGGCCTTTTTCTTTTGGGAAAACGTACACTGCGGAAAGGAAGCCGGGGGCGGGGGCTTGGCGGTGTAGCCGGGGGAGAGCGTAGGAGCGCTGTAAAAGAGGGGTGGTGTTGTGGCAAAGCATTTGACGGATAGGGAGAAAAAGAAGATCATCGCGGATTATGCAGAAATGGGGAGCTGCAACGCTGTAGCGAAAAAGCATAAGCGGTCGTGGACGACGATA